AACGCTTTTACAGCTCTCGCTGCTATCGTTCGCCAGCTAATTGCCTGGTCACTTTGCCACGGAATCCCCTGGTCAACATCCCCGGAATATCAAGGCAGGCCATGGACTGATAAAGCAGGTAAGAAAAGTTATTTCAATTCCCTCCATCTATGGAAGATCAATATCCTTGGTGCCGGTACCGCTCCACAACATGTAGCGCCTGCAGCCGATATCAGTTCATCTGGCGATGATGACGATCTGCCATTTTAGTCAAAACGCATTCAAACGGCCTGTATAATCCGGTACAGGCTATAAAAATCAATTATTACAATGAAAGATATTAAAGAATTGCTTCAATTGTTTGTTAGCGACATGGATGCTTGGCAGGATTGGAGTAAAGCACCATTCAAGATTGAAGATAAGGTTTATGCTACTGATAAGCATGTAATGGTTATTCTGCCTGCGGAGCATGCACCGGATGTGGAGCTGATCAAAGATTACGATCCTAAGAACATTTTAAAAGTTATTCCTGAGGCTGTATCAGTAATCCAAACAATTTCGGCTAAACAAATACTGATCGCATTGAAAGCAGTGCCAACTGTCAAGGAGGACAAAGAATGTGAATGCTGTAAGGGAGAGGGAGAGGTTGAATTTGTGCATTATTATGATGGACGCGATTACGCTACCGATAGTGATTGCCCCGTTTGTGACGGCGAAGGATCATTCCCTGATGAAGATGGTAAAATGATCCCTGATCCTGACAAATGTATCACTATTGGTCAATCAAAATTTGCTCCTAAGTATATCAAGAAGCTATATCAACTGTGCCAGTACTTTGATCTAAAAGAGATTGACCTGGTTAGCCAAGCGAGCGAAATGGCGCCATCATTATTTTCAAAGAACGGATTTTCTCTACTCATCATGCCTGTACTTGAAAAAGAATCAGTTTCTACAATAAAATAACACCGCATGCTACTCCACAACAAGATAATCATTCCTGATATACTACCTGATACGGCAGAGCGCATTGCCTTTAACAAGCTGAATGAAGGTGATAACTTTCAGCATGTACCTGGTGGCCCTATATCTGAAGTGACAGAGCATAAGCCAAAATTCAGAACCGTTCGCCGGCATGATGGATGGCTGCTCCATCATGAGGATGGGTGTTTTGTGTGGGATAAGTTGGTGATAAAGGTTACCCCGCTGCGCAAGTAGTGGGGATTTAGAGGTAAATAACTTACAACAATGCCGAATCCTGTAAATAAAATTAATTGGACACCTGAGCAGCTTAAATATATGGTTGAGCAGCACAGCAAAATGACCAACAGCCAGTTAGCTGACACTATTGGCTTAAAAGTTACATCTGTTCGTACCAAGCTTTACGAAATGGGATTTTACAAAATGAGGCTTGAATACTGGACAGATGAACAAGTTGAATTTTTAAAAGCCAACTACAAAACACTTGGTGATACTGAACTGGCCGAGATTTTCAATCAAAAATGGCACAAGGATAAAGGTTGGGATAAAAAACATATTGAAAAGAAGCGTAGGTATTTAGTACTAAAAAGGACTATTGACGAGAAAAAGGCAATCCACCAACGGAATGTTGATTTAGGATGCTTCAGCATGTGTGCTGTTAAAGCATGGAAACAAAGGGGAGTTTCCCCTGACGGTACAATTAGGTTTTGGAAGTTGGGGGATAGCGATCGACCAGTACCCCATATAAAAGTTAATGGTAAATATATTCATTGGAATAGGTGGTTTTGGGAGCAAAATAACGGGTCTATACCTGATGGTCATTTCATAGTTTTTGTTGGTGATACATCCATACTTACGATAGAAAACCTTAGATGTATATCGGTAGAGGACTATAAACGAGAGTTTAACGAAAGAGAAGTAGTTAACCTTTCGGACGGGTATGTGGCATCCATGATCACATTTGGAAATAAGGAACTCAGAATGCAAGTCATTAATATGCCCGACCTGATAACCGCAAAGCGCACTCAATTATTAATTAATAGAAAAATTAAACAACATGGCACAGAACAAAATCGCAGATCTTAACAATCATTTATTCGCGCAATTGGAGCGCCTGAATGACGAAACAATTAAACCGGAAAAGATGGAGCTGGAAATTAAAAAGGCAGCGGCCGTCAGTAAGGTTGCATCGCAGATCATCAATGCTAATAAGTTGGTGTTGGATGCCGCAAAAATAATCGGTAATGGTGTGGCTAGTACATTGCCTGAAACCTTTGGGGTTAAACAAATAGGAGGGTAAGCCATGTCAGTTTCGCCGGGATTTAAAGCAGCCATAAATAACTACTTACAGGCGGCTGCATCAAAAGATAGCCTGTTTGCAGAGACGCTTAAAAAGGTCAATAAAAATATTGATGAGTGCTGCACATATATTATTAATGAGGTTCAGAAGCTGCACAAATCAAAGGCCATCGCAATGGCCGACGAAGAAGTTTTTGCAATGGCTGTTCATTACTATGATGAGGATAGCATTGTAGTGGGTGCACCTGTTCGTGCGGCTGCAAATCATTCGTCTGATTCCACTAAGGAAAAAATGGTTAAAGCTATTGCCGAGCGTGATCATACGACGCCAGCGCAAAAGCCTGTCAAGAAAAGCACAGTTAAAGTTATCGAAAACCAAGTATCAATGTTCTGAGTATGAAAGCACGCACAAAAGCACAAAGGCTACTTCTTGAATATAGCGATAGCCTCGGAGAAATAACTAAAGATCAGGTAAAATATGCATTTGATAAATGCTTTACTAAGACCGGTTATCGTACTAAAACAAAGGGTACTGGTTGTTTGGAGTGTGGGCATGTGTGGCAGCTATCGGCAGAAATAACCGCATGTAAATGCCCTAATTGTAAAGCGAAGATCACTATCGAAGATACCACCAAAAAGAAAAGCGATCAAGGTAAAAAGTATTTCTCTGTGTTGGAAACAAGTGGAGATATGCAAATAGTTCGCATTTATGAATTACAGAAATGGTGCGAGGTAGGCCATAAGGCTCGCATACATATTTGGGAGGTTGTACAGCAATTCTTTAGACCTGGAGAAATGATGCAAGTGGTAGCACGTTGCAGAACCACTTCATTTAACATTGACAGCTTTGGTGGTCAATTGGAATGTAGAAAAATACATCACACCTACAGGTCAGATTTCAACAAGTATGACATTTGGACTGATGTTACCTATCCAAAAATTGAAGTATTGCCCATATACGAGCGCAATGGCTACAGCCCACTGGTTGAGGGTATATCGCACTACTTAACCATGCAAGCTATACTAAGAGATTGCAAAGCTGAAACCTTGCTTAAATCAAATCAAATAGGGCTTTTAGCCTGTAGGGTTGGTAACCGTTCACATAAGGTAGAGGAATATTGGAACTCTATCAAAATATGTATCAGAAACAAATACAATGTAGGCGATGAAGAAGTGATCACATGGCTGGATTACCTCGATATGATTGCAAAGGATAAAAAAGATCTTCACAGCCCAAAATGGGTTTGCCCTCCAAACCTTAAAGAAATTCATGCTAAAAAGGTGGCTAAAAAGCAGATGGAGGCCGAGCTTGGTCACCTGTGGTACAAATACTGTGATTTGGTAAGGTACTTTAACGAGCCAACTGAACCGACATTCAAAGGGAAGTTAATCTCTTTAAAATTAGAAGTAAAACGGCTGACCGCAAGCAAAAGAGAAATTGAGCGGAGACTGACAATTGAACGCAAAGAGCAAGCTGCCATGAAAGTTCGTGAGGTTGAACAGCAGTTTATGGATAGAATTGCCTCATATAAGGATTTGGCTTTTAAAAAGGGAAACATTACTATCGTGGCGTTGCGATCAATAGACGATTTCTTTGAAGAAAGTCAGGCATTAAAACATTGTGTGTTCAGCAATGAATACTATGCCAAAAAAGATTCGTTAATATTATCTGCTCGGATTAAAGACGAACGTATTGAAACCATTGAGGTATCGTTAACAGATTTTAAAGTAATACAATCTCGAGGTAAATATAACAGCCCATCTGCGCACAACTCAGATATCGTGGCTTTAATAAAAAAAAATCTGCCGGCTATCAGGAAGGTTTATAAAGAGAGCAGGAGGGTGGCTGCATGATGTTATCTTTCGTAAACCTCTTTAAATGCCGCGTTGCATTCATCTCTAATATAATTTGGCAAATCAGATGTTTGGGTGAAGCCAAACCCGTGCCTTGTGCAATCAAAGTGCTCAATAGTATGCATCCTAAGTCTGTCATGATCGTGTGGGTCTTTAGGATGGGATCTTTCAGAAAACCACTTTATATATTTTTCTTCTATTCCCTTAATCTTTTGATCGAAAGCAGCTTCTTTATCAAGGTGATCCTTTCCATAAATAAGTAATCGTAATTGATCGTGTTCCATAAGTTTTAGTTTTTATAAAGTTACATATTATTTTACCATGACCGTCATCGACAAATACATATCAAATAACCCCGGGCGACCTGCAGCAAGGCTGGCAGAAGAAATAGGAGTAAGTGAAACCTTTGTAAAGTGCAGAATGCTGGCATTGGTAGCGGCATCTGAATTAGCCAGGCCCATTACTCTCACAGATGAAATTCACGCCCTTATCAACCTAATCAATGTACGGAAAGATGGTTGGGCAGTAGATATTGCACGGGAAAGAATATGTCAATTAGATAAGGAACAACGTGAAAAAAATTAATCTTGCCTATCTTTTCAATCAATATATTGATTGATTTTATTATATTTGTTAACGGGTTTAGCGACCGAAACCATAAAATTAAATCATCACCTCCGCAGGCCAGCCACGCATCCCTTTGCGGGCTTCCAAAGTCGCTAAACTATCGCCTGCGGGGGTAATGATATTTTAAAAAAGCACCGACTAACTCAATTACTATGAACCTATCAAATAAGCAAACTGCTTTTTTAGAGGCCGTAAAGGCTGGTCAAAATATTTTCCTTACCGGTAAAGCTGGTACTGGCAAATCTTTCGTAGTCAAAAAGGCCATTGAGGAATTAAAGGAAGCCGGTAAGAAGGTTGTAGCACTGGCACCTACAGGTGTTGCTGCAAATAACGTTGGCGGTCAAACTATACATTCCATGTTCGGACTAAATCCGTATGGCGTAATGGATTTTGAATCCTGCAATTTTCTCAAAGGAGAAAAAAGGAGAATGCTTGAATTGATCGATACCATACTAATTGACGAAATTTCAATGCTACGTCCCGACATATTAGACGGCATGAACTGGACGCTTTTAAAGAACGGATGCAAGGGCCTTGATACCAAACAGATCATATTTATTGGAGATATGAAGCAATTGCCAGCCGTAGTAAACGATAATACCCGTTCGGTTATGTACAGGAAGTATGACGGAGTAGAATTTTATCAAGCCAAGATTTATGGGAAGTTATTTGTTAACACCATTGAGCTGGACGAGGTTTTGCGTCAAAACGATCCCGAGTTTATTCATAACTTAAACATTATCAGGGATGGGGGTAAAGCCCCATATTTTCACCGTTTTATAGGAACAGAGCCAAAGGGTATCATATTGGCACCACATAACTCAACTGTTGATAAATACAATAAGATAGGTTTAGGATCACTCAAAGGTGACCTTATTACTTTCGAGGCCAAAGTAACCGGTAATATTAACGCAGATGACTTTAATTTCCCAACTAAGATTGAGGTTAAGAATGGGGCTAAGATTATGTTCCTCGTTAACTCCAAGGACAATGATCTAGTGAATGGTACTCTGGGAACATTTGTTTCATGTGAAGGATGTCACTATATAAAAGTTGGAGATGTCGACCACGCGTTAAGTAAGATAGAGATCACCAAAAAGGAGTATGTCCTTAATGATTCCAAAACAGACCTTGAGTTGAAAGTGATCGGTACCATCGAACAATACCCTTTTAAACTTGCATATGCTTTATCCATCCATAAATCACAGGGCCTTACACTGGATGAAGTAACAATCGATATAAGTAGACCATGCTTTATGCCAGGCCAATTTTATGTTGCGGTGAGTCGTGTAACCAGTCCTGAAGGGTTAAGAATATTGACGAGATGAAGAAAACGCCACGCCAATACCAAATTGATATTGTGGACCGTACATCACGGTCACTTGCAAAGAATAAGGCTGTAATTCTTCATGCTCCTACCGGTGCAGGTAAATCCCTGATGATCGATATGATCGTTACCCGGTGCATAGAAAAAGGTAAGACAGTACTTGTTTTATCTGATGCCAGGAAGATATATAACCAGTTGGTAAAAGAATGCAACGGCACCGAAATTAACGCCAATGTTAAATCAATGATGGTATTCCCTGGTCAGTGTTATGTCGGTATGATCCAGACACTGATTAAGCGTCCGATGATCATTGCCCAGCTGCAGGAGTTAGGAAGTAACTTGATACTATTGATTGACGAATGTCACATCAGCACGAGCACCAAGCTTATCGATTATCTGCCTGATGCCTATCGTATCGGCTGCACAGCTACCCCATACGGCGTATTACATAAGCACCTGCCGACATATTACAATGATCTGGTAGAAGGGCCCCAGGTGGATTGGCTGATCCAACAAGGATATTTAACAAATTACCGGCATAAATCCAGAGTCCCGGCCGATACCAGTTTACTGGAAATAAGAAATGGCGAAGTAACAGAGCGATCAAATGAAATAGTTTTTGGAGCGCAGCGGGTATATGATGGATTGTTTGAAGACCTGAAAGAGTTCGCTTATAAAAAATGCGTGATCTTTGTTGCCTCTATCAAGCAGGCAGAGGCTTTGAACGAAAAGCTTAACGAAGCCGGCTTTGGATCTACCCGTTATCATTCTCAGGTTGAGCATGGTGAATATGAATTGGCAAAGTTTACAAGTTTAGGCATGGCCAATATTTTGGTTACTATCAAGTCCCTTAGCAAAGGGTGGGATTACCCGCCGATTGATATGGTCGTATTGATGCACAAAACCTTATCAACATCTGTTTATCAGCAGGAAATCGGCCGAGGATCCCGTATCTATCCGGGTAAGGACATGTTCACAGTTCTTGACTATGGAATGAACTGGAAACAGCATGGTTTATACTTTGAAGACAGGCCCTACAGTGAGCTTTGGAAAAAGGTTAAACGCAAGGGTGAAGCGGAAGGGCCGTCTGCCTGCAAATCATGTGTGAGTTGTGAGAGCATTATACCGGTATCCGCAAGGATCTGTAAGTATTGCGGCTACGAATATCCGGTACCTGAGCAGGTATTTGCCCAGGGTGAGCTGGTAGATTTAACAGACGAATACCATGACCTGGTGGGTAAAAAGATAAGCGAGTTAACCCCATTAGAGCTTGCGAATTATGCCAAACTTAAAAACAAAAGACCTTTCGCCATCAGGGTGGCCAAGGCAAGGGAACAAATTGCACAAGGCTTCCTGATGGACTTTGCTGCTAATATGGGTTATAAACGCGGCTGGTTAGATCATCAGGTTATTCCCAACGAGCCAATTGAATTTACAGATATAGTATTGCGGTAGCCCATGAAGGTAGTTGAATTAGTTGAGCAAATATCGAAAGATGCTCCTGTAGAGAAAACCTTGCAGGATATCATCATCGAGTCTTTAATACCTCAGGGCATTGAAATACCTAAGCCTGAGATCGTCTTTGGAATCAATGGCATCCCCATATTTACCAAAAAGTCCATCAGCGTGCTGATCGGCCGGGCTAAGTCAGGAAAAACAACCGTGACGTCATGGATCGTATCGCAATCAATAACAGCTAAAGTCCCGGTTAAGGTGTTATGGATCGATACTGAGCAGGGCTTATACTACGGCAGCAGAACACAGCATTGGATCCTTTCTATGTCCGGGTTATCATCGTCTGAATACCTGCAGTTCTACGACCTTAAGATTTTCGGCCCTACCAAGCGTATCGAGATGGTGGAGGAAATTATCAAAATGTTCACTCCTGACCTGGTAGTTATTGACGGTATTCGTGATCTGGTATTTGATATTAATAACCCGGAGGAAGCTACAAACCGCACCGGTGACCTGATGCGATGGGCTGAGGTGTATGATTGCCACATTTTGAATATCCTTCACCAAAATAAGGGTAACGAACATGCGCGCGGGCACCTGGGAACAGAAATGATCAATAAATCGGAATCGGTAATAAAAGTCGAAGTTGGAGAGGATAAATTGATTGTATGCTCGCCGGAATATACCAGGTCTGCACCTTTTGAACCTTTTGCTTTTGATCGGGATGCTAATGGAATGCCTCAGATTGTTACCGGTTTTTCGGGTGTTATTGCGACGAGTGGGGGAGGGTCGGCAGGTAGAAAGAAATCAGTCGATCCCACTGAGCCATCATGGAATGCTGCACATATCGAAATAGTAAATCACGCTTTTAAGAAAAAAGAATTTTTGAAATATTCTGAGCTATCTGATAACATTCATCATTATGCTTCAATAAAAGGAATTAAGGGTGTTGGGCAGAGAAAAGTTAGAGAATTTATCACGCATTACCTCGACGTAGGCATTGTTTGGGAAGCTCCTTACGCGCCAAGTAAAACAGAAAAATATCAAAAGAATCCAAAATGGCTGGGATTCCCATACCTGCCAGTAACCTTAACACCCACAACTGGAGATGATGCTCCTTTTTAATCATATAAACTTTAATAATATAAAGATGACAATTCAACTTCAAGAACATGAAGGATTAAAACTTAAAAACGTCCTTCATGAAATTATTTCTTTAAATGTAATTTCAGAACCTAAGAGTGTTCTGTTAGTTTTAAATAAAGATTTTATTGATACTACAGATACAGAGAATAAATTAAAGCCTTATAAGTCAATTTATAAGGTACAGTTTATCGCTTCTGCAAAAACTACTATTTGTGATAGAGAAATTCGTGTTGCCGGATTTATAAATGACGAGTACGGTAACTTAGATTACTGGTTTATTGATTTACCTGGAACCACTGAGCAACCGAACGCCGATGCTTTCCTGGTAGATTACCTCAGTTATTCAGAGATTTGCAGTCTTACAGGCATAGAGCCCGATTCATTTAGCGAATACGTTGATGGATATACTTCGAAAGAATTTCATTCCTTTTATGGCCTTAGCTAATGATCCCAGCCGAAAAAATAGAACAGATAAAAGCAAAATCCGATATTGTTGAGGTGATATCGGATTTTGTAGCCTTGAAAAAGAAGGGAAAGGAATTTGTGGGCCTTTCCCCGTTCAACAATGAGCGTACACCTTCTTTTTCGGTAAACCCGGCAAAGGGTATTTACAAATGCTTTTCATCTGGGAAGGGCGGCGATGTGATTGATTTTATTATGAATCATCTATCGTTAAAATATTATGATGCGATTGGATACCTGGCTAAGCGTTACAATATCGAAATCGAATCGGATACAGTTTATACTATTCCGGAGAGAAAGGTTTACCAGCAGCTTCCAGCATCGTTTATACCCGTAGAACATGTTACTCCAACGCTGGGCCATCCTGATGACAATAATCTATTTAAATACCTATGTACAAAGTTTCCTGCAGACATTGTAGCTGGCCGCTTCCAAGAGTATTTTATCGGCACTCATAGAAATTGGTGTATTTTCTGGCAGGTAGATGCCCGAGGCGGAGTCAGGTCCGGGAAGTATATTAATTACCATCCGAACGGGCACCGCGATAAGGATAGTAAAACCTCATGGCATCATAATTCGACAAAGGAATATAAACCACTATATCCTGACTTTAACCTGCAGCAGTGCCTGTTTGGTGAGCACCTGGTGGCTCGTTACCCGCGCCGTCCCATTGCTATTGTAGAGAGTGAGAAAACAGCGCTTATAGCTTCGTTAATCATTGATAAATATACTTGGTTATCTTGTTGTATGAAAGGAGGCTTAAACGCTTCTAAGCTGGCCAGTGTGGCAAATAGATCCATTACCTTATTCCCTGATCTGGGGGCTTTTGACGAATGGCGCGTCAAAGCGACAGAGTTCAACCTTAATATATCTGATCACATTGAAAGAATCGCGACTGATGATGATAGGGGAAGGGGATTGGATTTAGCGGATTTTTTGTTGAGGTGAAATAATTGTCTATTTAATTTCTTAACACTATTAAGTCAAAAAACATAAGCCTGCTTTTTAAAGGAGCTTCGTCTGGAATTAAAAGAAATTCCCTTTCCTGATTTTCGTCATTAAAAAGATATATGAATCCATTCTTAATGTAGTAATCCAATGGTCTTTTTTCGTTGTAAGCATCTACAACAATATATCTACATCCGGTTTTATTCTGATCGTGAATAAACCATGCCTTTATGAAGTCCATTACCTCACTACCTAAACCATTTCTACTAAACTCGCTATTCACACCCAGCCTACCTATTAAAACAGCAGGGTATGATCTCATTCTTTTTACATTTGGAATTAGTTTGTTTACCTTCTGCTTCCTCGCATTTGGTAGATGAGTCGTTTTTATACTGTCGTTTGCTACTGTAAATGCAGCCACAACAAGTTTGGGATCTTCATTTGCTGTAAAACAATATGTTTTACCCAATAATTGATTTGAGTAATCTATCGAATCATTTGCGAAAAAGTCGTTTAAGTCTTTGTGCCCGCAGTCAAAAGGGCTACAAAAATTTAAGGCCTCACTATTGTAAGGCCTTAAAGTACATTCTTCTAAAGTCAATTTTTATGAAAGTTTGGCCTTAGCCAGTATTTTGTTAGCTTTTTCTACTTGAACTGAAAAATCAATTGTTGATTTTCTTTTATAATTTGAGTCAGCAGCGCTTACAAACTTTTTGGCAGCCTTACCACTAAGGACTGGAATGCTTTTAATTGCTATTGCCATAATATGAGTTTTTTAAGTTGTTAAAAAATATTAAACTTAACTTAATTGTCATGACATTCTGTAAAGTACGACACACAATATAAAACCTATACGAATATTTGACATCTATATACGCAAATTGTTTAAATAATGTTTGTTGTAATTAACTTCATATCAAGGGGCCAAACAGCGGAATACGTCACGCGCGTGGTGTTAATTAAGTTCATTATCGAAGCTTCAATTTATCTGGATCTACACGGCTCCTCAACTCGGAATGTGTAACGGGTCTGACCCATATTCAATTATTGCTCTTATTGTTTAACACCAAATATATACCAAAAAATGAAAACATTTTGATAATGGAGATCATCATAAAGACATATATATTTATGGTGATGTAAATCCAATTATCTCTATACTATATACTAAAAGTGCTGTTAGAGGTGCATATAAAGCTCTATAAACAAATATTTTATATTAAGTTATATTCGGACACCCGACAGTATAATTAATTGATTATACAGGCATAGCATTTGATTTTAAAAAATTTTCAATTAATAACATAAAATTCAATTGTAACAAGAAAGTTACAAATATATTTGCAAAATAAATTGCAAAAATAATTTTCAGGACATTTTCACTGGCAATTTTAAAGTTTGTTGATCAGTTATCTTTTCGCTTTCTGACAGGAACTGATTCAAAAAATCCATAATAGCATCCTTCGTAGCCTGAGCGCCTTCATAATCTTCGTTTGCCACGCACATTGAAACTAACGGCAGTTTGGTCTTGGCCCATTCAACTGGGCATTTAACATCTGAACACCAGGGCACGCTGCCTAACGTGGCCATCATGAATTCATATATTTCCTGATAATGCTTTTCGTCCCATGTTGGTTTTTGAACTTCCATGGTCGTAAATATAATTTATTTCAATCAACATATTGATTAAAAAGATAAGTTTGCTTATCTTTAATGCATAATGCAATCGGAAGCGAAAATACAACAGGATGCTTTTACTGAGATTAGAAATCGGTATCCGCAAACGTATGGGCTTTTCTTTCATGTGCCCAATGGTGGCATGAGGGACGCGCTCACCGCTGCTTTTTTAAAGGGTGCCGGTGTTGTTCGGGGAATACCTGATTTGTTCTTTTTATGGGCTGGTAATGTGTATCTGATCGAGGTTAAAACACCGACCGGATTTTGCTCTACAGACCAAAAATTGATCCATTCGGTTCACGCTTCACAAGGTTTTAAAACTTACATTTTCACATCCTCACACGACATCGTTTCATTTGTTTCGACGGTTATCGAAGGTGGTGAATTGGTAGGTTTTGATTTGTTTATTTCACCTTTCGCTGATGCCGGTTTAGTCCCAAAATACAAGGCTGAACTGCGGGAAGAAAGAATGAAAAAGCTAGGAAAGGCAGCGTAGACCGTTTTGTGATTTGGTATAAAAAGTGCGTTTATGGCATTAAAAACTATGGCAGATTTAGTTTTGCCACACTTTGTAAAAAACTATGGTGCCATAGTTCATGTAATAACTCGTAAAAGTGCCTTAACGATATAATAAACCATGGCAAAATGATTATAGACTATGGTGCCATACACACAATATATAACTATGGCAATAAGGCCCTATAAGGGGCCTTATGCCAATGCCATAGTTATTGAGTTGACGCAGTATGCAAGTTTTAAATAACGACATCAAAAAATACTTAGACGATATGCAACCGGGAGTGGTAATAAAAATTTGGGAACAACGATATCCGGTCATCCTGATTCATGCCGCCAAAGAGTACATCAACAACGGTGGTGCATTGGAATTTAGTAACGATTATGAACAATTGAAAAAGCTATGAAATTATCAACCGTGGCAAAGGTTATTGCCAGACAATCACCAGAGGCTTATAGATCCGCCGTTAAGATGTGTGAGCCGTGCATCACCAATCCTTCCGTCATACCTGCCATTCATAAGGCCATTAAGGAAACATACCCCGAATTGGATCGTACAGACGAATCAATTCTTTTTGCCGCAACTGTATATACGGCATATTCACCCGCATGCTTATTGGCCTCAGGGGTTGATAGAGCGCCTAACGGCATACGAAAGGTTATGTGCGAGGTAATGGGCTGGCAGGATGCTCCGGTTTGTAATTATTATGCTGATCTGGGCAGGGCATACATCAAGGGAGCAAAGTTTAAAGAACGGGTTAGTAGCATTTTGCTAGGGTTTCAGCAGTTCTCAGTTCGTTCCAATCAAATTGAATTGTTTTAATCATGGCATCCAAACTAACTATTAAACAGAAAAGATTTGTTGAGGAATATCTAAAAGATTTCAATGCCAGCGATGCTGCGCGTAGAGCTGGGTATTCTGAAGACACTGCTTATAGCATTGGTTATGAAAACCTGAGAAAACCTGAAATCAAAATTGAGATCGATAAAATTCTCGATGCCCTATCCATGGAGGCAGGGGAGATCACAAAAAGGTTTACAAACCTTGCCAGAGGCAACATGAGCGATTATATGACTAAACGTCTTGTTCCTCATACCCCGCAGATAAAAGTGGGCTTAAAACGGCTTATTGAGGCTGAAGAGGCTCACATACTTCGTGAAGAAAAATTTTGCGCTATCAAGGGATATACGGAGGAAGAGTATGATAAATTCCAGGAGCAGTTAGAATATTCGAGAGATAAAATTCTCAGATGGGAAATAGAACTGGAAGATAATCCTTACGCGTATCGCATTGTAGATGGCGAAACGATCATGATTGAAGAGGTAGGGCTTGACCTGGTGAAAGTGATTGAAGATAAAGAGCGCGGGATTATTAAATCAGTTAAGCACACTAAGGACGGTATCCAGGTAGAAATGTACCCTGCTGATAACGCATTAACTCAGTTGGCTAAAATCCGAAAGATGATGACCGATAAAGAAGTCGACATTAACCTAAATGTCGATACAGTGGTAAAGGTTGGATATGGCAACAGCGACAAAGGAGCTTAAGTTCGATTTCAATCCGGACATTTTCAATAATGTTTTCTGGCACCTGAAGGCGGCGTTTCTAAACCTGGCTATCAGGTTCATCTGGGTTTATGGGGGATCATCTGCAAGCAAAACGTATTCTGTGGTGCAGCTGATAATTATCCGGATGTTAGAGGGCCGAGATGAAAATACAATGGTGCTTCGTAAGTATGCTGTTGATATTAAGGATTCGATATACAGCGATTTTAAGGGCATCATTAACAGTTGGGGGCTAGATGATTATTTCATTTGTCAGCAAAATTACATCCAGTGTAAGATAACTGGTTCATACGTTCGATTTCGTGGTTTGGATGACAGCGAAAAGATCAAGGGCCTTGCAAACTTTAAGCGCGTTGTGCTGGAAGAGATCAGCCAGTTTGATGAGCAGGACCTGAAGCAGATCAGGAAACGTTTAAGGGGCCGCGCCGGGCAGCAGATCATAGGAATATTTAACCCGGTATCAGAAGAGCATTGGATCAAAACCAAAGTGTTTGACATGGAGGTATTAACTGAACAGCAAACTGATATCGCCGGTATGTGGATGAACGAGCAAGGTAACCTGGTGATCATGAAAACTAACTACCTTGATAACAAATACATCGTTGGCCCCAACTTTGTCGATCAACACACCATTGATGATTTCGAAAAAGATAAGGCCAATGATTATGAGTACTATCGAATTTATGGCTTAGGCGATTGGGGAAAAATCAGAACTGGCGGAGAGTTCTGGAAGAAATTTAAGGCTTCAGATCACGTTAACCAGGTTAAGTGGGATAAATCGTTGCCGATATGGTTATCATGCGACGAAAACGTTAATCCATATCTGCCGTGGCAAGTATGGCAACTTAAGGGGAAACATGCGCAGCAGATCGATGAAATATTTCTGGAAGATCCGCGCAACCGGGTTAAGGATGCCTGTTTGGAATTTACAAAGCGTTACCCATTATCTGAAGTTTCCGGCTTATTCGTTGGCGGGGATCGTACATCGATTAAGGAAGATACCAAGAAAGAAAAAGGTGAGAACTACTTTACCGATATTTTGAAAGAATTAAAGGCCTACCGGCCAGTGTTGCGTATCCAATCGGTTAATCCATCAGTTGTTCAGTCAGGTAACTTTATTAATGAAATTTACAGTGGCGATAGTACCAGCGGCATCACCATAGGCATAAGTGATGTGTGTAAGAAGTCTATTTATGATTATCAGTATACTCAGGAGGCCAGTGATGGAACGATCTTTAAGAAGACCAAGCCACATCCAGTTACAAAAGTACCTTACCAGGAGTTCGGCCACGCATCGGATTGTAAACGATACCTGATCACGCACAACTTCGCTGCTGAGTACCTGCAGTTCATCAACAAGAAAAAGGGATTAGGTGTAAGGGCGCTGAGCGGGGTTTAAGTTATTGACCGGCGTATTTTTTTATGCGTTCAGCAACAACCAATAATGCTGCCTTAGCTTTAGCCTCATCATCTTCGGTTATACGCTGTTTACCAGATCCCGCAACCTTTTCATTAATCTTATTACTGAAAACTTTGGCAGTATACTTTTTATCAGGCCACATCAATTCTGACAATGCCGACTCTTTTATGACTTTATTTTCATCTAAAAACTCTTTCAAATTCATAACTCAAAGTAAAATAAAAAATATTAGAAAAAAAAGTAATATTGACTTGGATTGTATTAGAAAATAATCTTATATTTGTTTCAACAAACAAAGAGATATGAAAACTTTAAAAATCACCGCAGCTTACAACGAGTTCAGAAATAATCAAGCTCCTTACTTTTACAATAGAGCACAAGTAGGTGCAATGACTATGAAAGCTTTTGAAAACTGGTTTGACAAAAGAGAAGCAACTTTCTTCGCCATCATGGACAAAGCTGGAATGTGAAACAAAACGGCCCGGCTTCCCGATGATGATCCAACACCAGAACATGAATGTTTTTATATCATAAAATTTTAACCCAATGAAAAACTTTAAAGACCTATCTGTAGGAGATATTATTTTGAAAGCTATAGTATCTATAGGGAAATCCACAGATGAAACCTTAACACAAATTACCGTTCGGTCAATTGAATTAACTGATAAAGGTAATCTACTTATTAATGGGAAATATCATGAGTACGGTAGGGAATGGAAATACGATTTAGTAATTCGATATGATCAATCTGAAGTTAACAATATTTCAGGTTTAGAGAAATACCCTGGTTTTTGGTTCACTGACCCAAATCAAGCTAACGCGCATGTTAGGAATCTTGTTATTAATAAAATTAAAGATCACGAAAGCGCAATAGTGAGAGCTAAAAGGGATCATCTGTATACCATAGAGTTGTATCGTAATAAGTTCTATGAGCTACTTAATCCGGGCCATAACAACGGATTCGAAATAATAAATGCTATATCGTTAAACAATCAATGATAAACCCATGAAAAACTTAATCCTAACCTTATTAGCAGCAGCCCTACTACTGCAGTCTTGCCGGAAAGAAGCAACACCGACACCAGGTAAACAAACCGTTACCTACAACGTTAGCTGCCTGCACTGCTCTATATTTGTCACAGACAACCATTGGAACAAGCCTAACGATGCTCAGCACTTTGTTGTTGACGGATCATTCAGTTACAGTTTTGATAATGATAGCCTGAGCAAAGCATCCATCGAAATATATACCGGATCCTTTGTCCCTGAGATTCCGGTCAAAGCTACCATCACCACCAATGATGGCCGGTGCGTAGAACTGAATCGTACCATGGGAAATGGTTCTAAAGGTAATCTGATCGATACTTCAATTGTATTGGCTTTAAAGTAAATAATAGTTTACTTTTATTTGTAAATAAGTATATTATTATTTACCTTTGATTTATCAAAAAAGGAGGAAATGAAATCATCAGAACTACTAAGATTGATCAAAAAAGCTGGCTGGGTGGAAGTCAGGCAAACAGGAAGCCACATAGTACTTAGGCATCCGGACCACAAAGATAATCTAATCCTGCCCAACCACGGTGCAAAAGAAGTAGGTACAGGATTAGCAAACAAATTACTAAAACAGGCGGGGCTTAAATAGCCCCACCTTTAACATATTGTCATCACGAATACGATTAACACGAGTAAGACGATCAACACGAAAACAAATGACAACAATTAGATTTACTGTAGGTAAGACATCAACAGGTTTTGATGCATACTATGAGAATAATGGCAGCATAGTTGCCGTTACAACCGGTGATACGATGACAGAATTAAGGCATAACGCCTTGGAGGCATATAATTTATATGCAGTCGAAGCTGGTCGAAAGGCGATTAATATTGAAAATATATCATTCGAGTTCGATCTTCCTTCATTCTTCGAGTATTATCCAGTGATCAGCGCAAAGGCATTAAGCGCCAGGGTAGGAATAAATAATACTTTATTGTCGCAATATGTGACTGGCATTAAAAAGCCTTCGGCTAAGCAAGTGAATAGAATACTCACTGAAGTTAAGGCGATAGGTAAAGAATTAAGCGAAATCGAGTTAGCATAACTATGACTGTACAAGAATTAAGAATTGGCAACTACGTACGCGCATCAAACCCGGCTGGCGAAGATGATTCTGAATGGATTAATATTCATTGCAAAGTAGAGGCGATTCCATCTAAAACTCATGTTCAAGTTATTGATGGCATGATATGGAGTATGGAGTGGATCACTGGCATTGAGATCTCCGATGAATGGCTGATTAAGTTTGGGTTTGAAAAATGGCTGCTTGATAGTAATGAGAATTGCAGCTACTATAAACTTGGTGTGCTAAATCTTATGATTTCCGATAGCGGCCATTCATATGGATGTTCATTTGAACCTGAAAATAATAATTCATGGTTTACTGAGGTGCAATACGTCCACCAACTTCAAAACCTGTACTTTGCGTTGACTGGGGAGGAATTGGAAGTTATATAAAAAATTAAGTGCTATGAGTAAATTTGATAGATTAAAAAACACAGCGGATATAACATTAAATTCGGTATTTCGAGAGACTAACCATACCGGTAATAAAACACTGGCAGACATCGTAAAAACTGCCAAACTTGTTGAACTGTTAAGACTTGAATGGGAACCACAAGAAGACATCACTACATTTGAATTGGCTCAGGCTATAAAAATATTCCTTAACGGTGGTACAATTATGCCTGACCAATTTGACAATTTGTCGAAATCTGTAAGTAGGCATTTTAAAGTTATTAGTTAAATTATATTTATACATACTCACGCCGTTCACCTGGTAATGTTTATAAATTAAAAGCCCGGAATCACTCGCTGCTCCGGGCTTTTACCTAAACCTTATCACAAATACCGCCTTAGTTGCGATATTGAATTGCAAATATAAGAATCAATTTTGATTACTCTTACTAACCTATCTTAGTAAACTCCAAAACTATACCCATGCCCATAAGCAAGGGTATTTTTGTTTTAATGGAATTATCTGAGCTCAAAGCACTACTTACCGACCCTTTAAAACTCGTTTCCGCTGTAAAAGCGTTAGAGCCCGTCATCCCTGACTATGCCTATGATCTGGAACCGGAGAATCATAGAGTCTTTAAGGATCTACAATACCGGCCATGGCGTGAGGTAGAGGTAGCAACCGGTGTATTGGATAACCTTGGCAATATGACCTATCGCTCTGAGAAGCGCGATGTGCATCGAATACCATCATCCACCCAAAAGCAAATTTTAGACTGGGCAGTGCGCATGAACCTGAGCGGCGGTATCGAGATCGATGCAACTATTCGTGATGGCTTTAAAGCTACCGATGATACTATGCTGGCCATGTTAAAAAAGACATGGGAAGATAATAAGCTCGATTATATCGCACAAAAAATAGACCGGCTCAAAAAGAACTATACCCAGGCCCTGGTAGTTTGGTATTCCGTACCTGCAGAAGATGGATTTTGGGATGGCATAGCGCCAACCACCACTAAATTCAAAATGCGCTGCTCTGTCTTTTCTCCTGAGGATGGCGATATCATCATTCCTATATACAACCAGTATAAAGAAATGATCGGCTGTGCGCGTTCGTACACCGTTACGATAGATAGCAAGGACGTCAACAAGATGGATATGTTTCTAAGTGATAAATACATCACATATGTCGAGGCCAGCTCAGGCTGGGCCGTGGAAAAGGACACGACGATTACTTACGGCAAAGCCAATTTTGTATTCCATGGCCAGAAAAGGCCGGAATATGCTGATGTTATCCCAAAGATCGAAAGGGTAGAGGAAAATGACAGCGATTCTGCCGATGAAAACCAGATCAGTGCGTTCCCCATACTGGCCGCCATAGGCGACATTGAAGCAGCAACAGGTGGCGGTACTAAAAATACCCGGAAAACATTCCAGTTAAAAGGTGAAGGAGCTGATTTGAAGTATGTGGAGGCAAAAGGCGCACAGCAATCAGCTATTGATGAACGCAAGAATCTGCGCCGTGATATATATGATGAAACCAGCACGCCCCAGATATCAATGGAGCAAATTACTGGTACGGCAAACATTCCTGGTGTAACCATTGAGCTGATGTTCTTACCGGCTACCAACAAAGCTAAGTCAAATCAGGATGGTGATCTGGGCATGGAATGGCAAAGACATTTGAATTTGCTTAAGTCATGTATGTCAGTGCTAAATATAGGTGTTAAGCCATCTGTGAGCATGCCCGTTAAGCCAAAATTTAAGATTGAGCTGCCGCGCAATACTACTGAAGATTACGCCAACATCGTTAGCCTGGTTGGTGCCGGCTTAATGAGCAAAGAAACCGCAATTGCTCAATTGAAGTTCACCGATGATCCCGCTGCCGAGTATGAGAAAATTAAATCTGAGGCTGCCGAGGCTGCTAAGTTGGTTCCTACACCTGTACCGGCCGCATAACATGAGAACAATACGAAAGGTTATTATAATACCGGTATTCGTGGAGTGGATGCCTGATTTTTACGAGCAAGATATGGTTTATATCAGCCGTGAGCATAATTGTAGTAAACACCTTTGCCTTTGTGGCTGCGGGCAGATGACTATCATGCCACTGGATGACGGATCAAAGTGGTGGCAGTTGGTTGAAGGTCCTGATGGTCGCGTATCCTTTATAGGATCGGTCGGCAACTATTCGTTTCCTTGCCAGTCACATTATATCATCACCAATAACGTAGCAAACTTCGTATGAAAAACGGGATCATGACATCCATTGACTTCGGGATGTTTCCAGGGCGCTGTTTATTAGCAGCGATATATTAATTTACACTAACATTATTTATTAAGCCCAACTACCTTTCCACAAGAATCTTGAATAAGTTTCCATTTGTTATAATTAGGTTCATCCTTAGCCTGTAGGTAAGCGGCGGCAACTAATGATGCCTGCGTATATATCTGCATTTTATCCCCTTGTCTTTTGGCGATTTCATACTGATCTACCGCGTCCTGTGCTACTTTATTTTGTATTTCATTTAGTTGCTGTGACGCTAATTTGACCTCACCCCCGCCAAAAATAAACCATATGATTATGATTGATAAAATAATTGAGATTACAACTTTGGCGGTATTGTTTTTCTTGGGGGTTTCGTTTTCCACTTTGTTTAGGTATTTAGGTTGATAAAAAAGCCACTTGTTAGGCGGCTTAAATGTATGGAATAAGTTTATAGTTACTCCTCATTCTTTAGCCAGAAAAAAAATAAATTAAAAATAACTTATCAATATATTGATTGAAAAGATAATTTTGCTTATATTTGATTTATAATTGGTTTAGGATTGGTGAAAGGGTAAAGACTGGCGGAAACGCTGGTCTTACTTTGGTTTTGTGGGATGGAGCAGTTGGTAGCTCGTCGGGCTCATAACCCGAAGGTCGTCAGTTCAAATCTGACTCCCGCAACATGATTACCAGGCTCAATCAAAAAGATCTAAAGCAAGGGGATTGTTTCTTATCCGGTTTAATTCCGGTGATCTTCCATCTACGCCCGGGTAAGGAATTTAAGAAGGTTAAAGCCAGGTTAAACGGACTGGCATAAAGGCCATGCGATACACCATCCGGGCCTTTACTTGACATAACAACCGCTTAGGGCAATCCTTGTAAGTCGGTTGAAAGATAACCACCGAAAGCTACGTGAGGTGAATAAATAACAATCGTGGAAAGGCTTTAAAGTTGCATAAGCCATATTCCCGTGACTAACTATTCGGGATAAAAATATTCTTTATTCGGCGGCCAACTGGTTTGGTTTGAGTAAATGGGATTACCGAGCCGTAGGACGTCCCCGCCAAATGAGTACGGTGAAATAGTGTGGCAAAACCATTGTCCAGCAAACTCAGAAAATAGTGACATCCGGGAAAGACCGGTAAACGGGGCCACGATAGGCGTACAGGATGCGGTTCGAATCCGATAGGCTCCACTTAACACTGTGAGGTTTTTGCTCATTAACCGTGTGCATCCCGCTTGATGCAATGAGAACTGCCATAAAGCACATACCGAGTTCCTCACAGTTGGTAGTTTATACTTGGTAGTGATAAAAGCGCGAGCAAGGTAATACATGACAGCGCCATGGTAGGAATAGCAACAACAAATCAGCTGGGTAATACCGGCTTTTGTTGGTAAACAATAATTCGATTTTATATGAGAAGACATTTCACAAAAGGGCTGATCATGAGTTTTTTGCTCCGGAAGGCGGAGGCACAACTGGAGTAGGCTCCGTGGGTATTGGTTGGTATGGAACAGGATTATGATCAGATGTAGTAAAATTATCTGACTCTCCGGTGGCTTTGTTATCGGCCTTACCAAAATAAAAACCCAATATTGCGCCTACTAATCCTGTTAAAGAGCCAGATACCTTGGTGAAATATGCAGAAAATTTGTCAAGATCAAAGTTGTGGATGTTCAAAACAGGATATACAGTGGCAACAATTGTAAGGAGTACATAAGTTCCAATTATCATAACTGCTAAAAACGATCTTACATTGAAGTTTGACATAATAAGGCTCTGTTAACGAGGCTAATATAAATAAAAATAATATAAATAACTATAATGCAAACCATACAACAAATACTAAAAAACACTGCTGTTAACGGGGTTATCAGCGTAGAGAAAGCACTGCAGGTCGTTGCAGCCATTGACCAGGAGCGAGAGCAGACAAAGGATCTGCTGAAAGAGTGCGAAAAGAATGTCGGCATGTATCTGGGTGAAAAGATTAACGCGCATATCGCAACGATGACCGGCACATATTTTAATCCAGTTGAGTACTCTTTTGAGCGTCTTCCAGGCGAACAATAGTTAAAATTTATGACATAAGGCATAGTAATCATTTAACTGTATGGTACCATCATTAAATCCTAAACTACAAGGCTCTTATCCGATCATAGACCTGCTTTATGATCTGGAAATAGCTAAAGAACGACAAAGCGCTGATCAGCTCTCAGGAACATATATTTTGCCTGATGATACCATCAGTGAGATCAAAAAGGAATTAATCATTTATTGTAATTGATCATGGAAGAAGAAACAAAAGATCACTATACCTTATGTAATGGGTGTGGTATAGGCATGGCCGAGAATGAAGTTAGATACACTACAGAAGATGGATTTGACTATTGTAATGACTGCAACGATGCGATACAGTCAGATGATGAATCCAGTGGGAGATTAGATAGAGAGGCTGAAACTGGCAGTGTTGAATATAAAAGCGAAAACTTTGATACTATTGATGGTGCCTGGGATTGGCATAGCAGGGCTATTCCTGAAACTGTTTATAGTCCTGAAGAGCTTGAATACTTGATGGGTGAGCAAATAATGTTTAAGCGTGATTTTGAAGAATCTGCCGATTCCTTAATTAAAAGGCAAGCAATTTCATTTTTAGACTGGATTAACAATAATTGGTTTATACCAACTGAGGATAGCTATTGGAAACTTGATACCAAAAACATCGAATACCAAAGAACTATACCCCCGAAGGATTCCGAAATATTTGATGCCGATGCGTTATTTCAAATGTTCCTAAACGGAGAGGGAGAAATATGAAAAGATCACAGATTATAAAAAAGATTCTCATAAACAGTGATAAAATAAAATCGTTGCGCAATGAAAACATTGAACTCAACCGGCTACACCTATTATTAACTGACAAAACTCAACAATATACCGAGCAGGAAGAATCGTTTGGTCGAGGCAAAAGCAAAACCACCCATTTGATTGGTCGTGTACATTGGAAGGAATATCTGGTAGATGAGGATACCCACAAGAAGATACAAATACCAAGAAGTTGCATTGTCAAAAAAGACGGCCAATGGGTAGAAGGTTATTAACCATCAACAAATAAAAATAAACTATGAAAAAAGTAACACTTCCCGAAGTTGGGGACAGGGTAAAAATAAAATCGGTGTCATCAAATATGCTATCGGAATATCCAGGTAGAATTGGAATAGTAGAGAAGGTAATTGATCATACCCGTTTCAGGTTGGTTAATTTACCTACCGAAAGGCCATTTGTGCTATATTTTGATCTGAATGATATTCAACTGATTTAACCCCATAACCAGGCTTTGGGAATCCGTGTAAAGCCTAATTACCCCCTCACAACAATGAAAATACTTGCATTAATAATCTTTATCGCCATTGTAGGCGTGTTCTTTTACATGATCGCCCAACTGATCAAAGATTTTAACGAAAAACCGGTTAGTGAAACCGATGATAAAGATTCAATATAATGAGATACTTAATCCTGCTAATACCTGCAATACTTTTTGCTATTCATTTCTACTATGCCGGCCAGTTGAATGCGCTCAAAGGCTCCGGCCGATTACCTGATATCATGGGCGCCAAAGCTAAATCTGAATTATGCCTGGCACTGGGGATTGTGGCCATAGTGGTAATTGGGCTGACTTTTATTTGATGCCAATTTATATAATAAGACTTTACTTTTTGTTATTTATCAGGGATCTAATATTTTCACTAATAGCACCATTAGGGGCTCCGAAGCTAAATGGCTTAGCTCCTATTTCATATGAATAAATTTCATCCACCCTATGTAACTTGTTTCCACCTATATTGGTATAGGTTCCATGAAGATAAATGTATAATGCCTTTATATCCGTAGAATTTATTGTGACTCCATAAGAAAGAACTTGGTCTTTAGAAAGATGTAGATTTCTGGGATATTTAGGATCCTTGTCCTTGACTATAGCTATTTTCCCATCTTTATGCATTCCGAAAAAAATTAGGGCCATATTGATATTTTTCGCAGCAGCGTCGTAAGCAGCCAGATTATATCTGAAATAATAACTATTGTTTACTGTAGAATCCAATTCAATGCCATTTGATTTATTCAAAGCGACATCTGGTTGCATTTCAACTTTTGCAGTATCGATTTTGTTTTCTAGCTTTTTACTGACAGAATCATAATGTAGGCCATATTTAGCGGTAACTGCTATAAACGTTTCTTCGCTCTTTTTATAGCTGCTATCGACTTTTACGGTATAGTTATGGCTCAACTTGACAATACTTTTTTCGTGAATGCTATCCCGACTCCTTAACTCAGTTTTTAAGGTTTCTTGCGCGTCACTTTGTTCATGGTCACCTATTATGAATATCCATATAGATGCACCCATAGTCACCACGCATACAGCTATCAATCCCCAGCCCCATTTAGTAAAGTTTTTCGGGAAATTATGACGATTATCTGATATCGCATATTTGCTTGGAATAATTGTAATTGCCACTTGGCATAAGGCAATTAATATAATTAAGAATATTTTCATTTAAAAGTAATAAGGTTTATAAAGGTAACTATAAGTGGTCAAATATCACCCACTTTCCCCATCCACTTACCAACACCACAACGTAACCCCGCAAACTTTATCACCCCATCCTGCATAGGTAAATTCGTGGCATAACCGCAAGGTGTAGACGAGTAATTAACGGATTCAACTTAGCAAAACAACTCAAAACATTATGTCACTAAAAATCAAGATTGCAGCACGACTGAAAGCAAAAGCAGCAGGCGTGAACCTATCTCAAAAACGAATCGATGCTATTGTAACCCGCGCCGAAAAAGGCTTAACAGAAGAATCTGACGATGCCGCCATTGACGCCAACCTGGACATCATCAATGAGCTTTCTCCATTTAAGGAAATAGCTGCATTGGATGACCATGAAAGGGCAAAAGCAAAGAAAATTGCCGATGATAAAGAAGCTGCGAGATTAAAAGCAATCGAGGAAGGAAAAACACCTGAGCCGGAACCTGATCCAAACGAATCATCAACCGATAAGCTGTTAAAAGCTTTGATGGCTAAAATGGAAAAACAGGATGCCGCTATTGCCGCAATGGCTGGTGAAAAAGTGACTAATACCCGCAGGGATCAATACGCCAAAGCGCTGGAAGGTACTTCTGATGCTTTTAAAACAAAGGCATTGAAAGACTTCGACCGGATGAATTTTAAGGATGATGAAGATTTTACTTCATACCTGACTGATGCAACGGAAGATGCTAAAGTTTTCATCCAGGATGACGCCAACAGCGGATTAGGCAATGACAGGCCTGCAGGCAGCGGAGGCAGCTCCGACACAAAACAAAAAGGCGAAGCATCACAAGCCGAAATAGATGCAGCATTTAAAAACTTTAAAATTTAAATAAATGGCAGTATACGTTGATTTAGTGGATCAGGGTGTTCAGGTTAATAGCTCGCTTGATAGCATAGTTATTATAAAGAACGACTTCTCGATCCCAGGGGGTAAGGCACTTGATGTGACCGGTTACCTCGGAAGCGTGCTAAATGCAGGGCACGTCATAATTAAAGAAACTGCTACAGGAAATTATAAGCCGATGCCGGCAACGGATTCATTACCGGCTGGCGTTGCCACATTAGGAGCAGTTGTTCCTGGTGCAGCATATACCAATGGTACCTATGAAAATGTACCGCTTTCAGGTGGTACCGGTAGAGGTGCATTAGCTACAGTAGTAGTTGCAGGTGCCGTGGTTTCAACTGTAACAGTAACTCAGGCAGGTACAGGTTACACCGCAGGAGATGTGCTGGGTATCCCAGGTGCTTATGCAGGTGGCACAGGCTCAGGTTCAAGCGTTCCAGTTGCGACAATCGCGACCAGTGCAGCAGCATATGGAGCACTCCCGGGAGGGCATACCTACGTAGGTGTTTTAGTTGCTTCTATTTGGGCTAAGCGCCCGTTTGCGGGGGTGATGCTGGAAGGGTGGGTTAACGAAAATGCTTCACCGTTCCCTATCGCGCCAATTAAAGCGGCTTTCTTAACCGCAACTTCTAACCTTATTAAATTCAGAGGAGACTTATCATAATGGAACAATCGAATTTTATTAAGTACATTCAAAAGTACTTCACTGGCTTTGTAGCCCTGGTTACAAAGACCATTAACGGAAGTAAGGATCCGCTAAAATATCGTTATAAAACGATGCTTACGCCAAAGCAATCAATTGACGGTAAGTGGACATCAATAACCGCTGATAATGTAAACGTTGCGGCCGATGTTGTGGCCATGGATAGCCCGCTGCCCTTAAAAACTCGTCCGGCCATCGCCAGCGCTTCAGGCGATATACCTAAGTTGGGTATGGAAATGAAGATGAACGAGAATCAGCTGGATCAGCTTGATACGCTGATTGCTAAAGGTGCTGATATTTCTGAAATCCTGACAGAGTTGTTTGATGATAGCAAACGCGGGTTAGTCGGTGTTGAAGAGCAGACGGAATATTTATTCCTTCGCGGCCTGTCTTCTGGTATTGCTTTAACCGATACCGAAAACGTTGGTACAGGTGTACGTGTTAACTACGGCTATTTAGATGCCAATAAAGCAGGCGTTGCTGTTGTATGGTCTAATGTTGCCAACTCGACTCCAATCACCGATGTTAACGAGATGATTGCTAAAGCATCAGATGCCGGGGAAACCGTTTCTTACATCATGATGGATAAGTTGTCATTTAACTATGCCCGCAGATCTGTTGAGGGTAAGGACTTATATGCTACCAGCATAGGCAACTTTGGCACAACCAAACCCACGCCGACATACAAGCAATTTTTGGAAGTATGGCAGGATGAAACCGGCCTGCAATTCGATATCGTTGATCGCTCTGTGAAGTTCGAGAAAGACGGCGTGAAGAAAACAATTAAGGCTTGGGATGAAGGTAAGGTAATCCTTTTGACCGATAACAATGTAGGTGATCTGGTATGGAAAAAGGTTGTTGAAGACAGCCACCGTTCTGCCGCCGTAACGTATGTAAATGGCGATCTGGGTACCCTTGTGTCCAAATACGTAACACACAAACCTTTTGGCGAGTGGACAGACGTACAGGCCCGCCGTGTGCCGGTTGTAAATGGTGTTGATCAGATATTCCAGTTAGATACTAAAATAGTTCAAGCATAATGGGACTACATCACGCAACATTGGGGAGCGCCGTAAAGAAATACGGCCCCCTGCATACCGAAGGGAAAACTGAGGACGAGATAAAGTTAGCTATTGCAGCCGATGAAAAGGGATTTGATCCTGCTGGCATCGACGAGATCTATGCAGCGATCATAGCTGATCCTAACGAGCCAGGAGAGTCACCGGCACCAGCCAAAGCTAAAAAAGTTAAAGGCCACGTTGTCCTAACCCAGTTCAGGGATAAAGACAATTTCGCTAAGCTTTACGAAGTAGGTGATGACGTTAGTCATTTTGACGAGGCCCGCAAAGCTGGCCTGGTTGACCGTAAACTCATAGAAGCGATATAATGACTATAAAAGAAGCCCTAACCAGCACAGTAAACTTTGCCTTGCCGGATAATACCATAGAGAAAGCTTTGATAGATGGTGACCTTAACGGTACAGACGCCTATACTAAAAGCGATGCAAGAGCCGTGGGGGTGTGTATGGCGGGGCTTCTTTTTACACTGATCACCAGTGCTGATATCACGGAGGATGACGTGTGGATAAAGCTTCCTCAGCGCGATGTGCTTTTAAAAGTGTATTCCGCATTATGTAATAAATGGGGTATCCCTAATGAGTTCGCTCCGGAGAAACCAATAGTAAAACAGATTTTATTTTGGTAAGAAGGCCACATATTATGAATTGGGTGACGGCCGGAGGCGCCGTAACTGTGGATCCGTTGACCGGTTATCCTATACCTGGCGCGCCGGGCGTAGCTAAGTCGGTTCCGTGCCGTTTTCATCTTGGTGGTGTAAAAATCTTCAAGAATCAGGATAACACGACGATTAACCAGGTTGGCAGGATTCGTTTGGATGCCGGTGTAGAGCTACCTCAGGTGGGGCAGATCATCGACATACCAGGACAATTCAATGGCAAAGTTCAGGACATTTACAGAGGCCAATTAAGCTATAGAATCGATGTTTAGTATCACTGCCGATTTTAATATGAGTGACGTAGAGGCTTATATCAAGGCTGAAACTGAGGCGTGGTTTAAATCGCTAATCGAGCCGTTCAGGGTAACCGGACGTGATCTGGTAGACAAGGCCCGCGCACGTACAAGGGATGATGGCGGTTTTGGGAATATCACTTGGAACCTCAGATCATCCATTGGCTATCTGATCATTTACAACGATGAAGTAGTTGACGTTTATTTCCCGCCGCTTGAAACTGGTGAACTGGGCTCTAAAACAGGGGAAGACTATGCCCGGGAGATTGCTGCTCTGATTAATAGCTATCAAGGTGTACAACTGGTGATCGTTGCAGGAATGGAATATGCCACATTGGTGGAGCGTACTGGATATAAAGGTAAACAGCGGGACGTAATCACGCACATAGTAGGGAACAATATAGGCGATGCACTTAATAAGCTACTGAAATGAAAAACGGATTCGACATGGTAACCGATGTGAGGTCATTGATCAATGTTCCTGCAGTGCTGGACCTTATTGATGGTGAGATTTACCCAGATGCCAGGCCAACCGGTCGGCAGTTCATGACGGATATCGTAGTGAACAGCTTAGGCGTAAATAACGCGGTATTCCAGAAAGGAACGCCCAACATCAATATTTATGCCCCTAACATGATCACTACGCAGCCTGATGGAAGCGTACAGCAACTACCGAATTACGTGAGGTTGAGTGAAATCGTTAAAGCCATCACCACCTGTGTGGAAACGCAATACCGGGAAACATTCAATACTGAAATCACTGATCCTGGCACTTTATTACAAGATGCCGATGGAAATTGGTTTGCAAGCATGCAGCTGGCTTACCAGTCTATCCAAAGCAACTATCAAAACATTTAAAAACCGCCCTATGGGGCATTAAAACCAAATAAATTATGGCAACATTCGTAGTAAGCGGAATTCAAAAAATAAGATACGCCCCCGCAAGTCCGCTAGGCGTAGTACAAAGTGGTGATTGGAAGCAAATTGAGAACGTTGCCCCAGGTACTGTTCTCTTCACCAAAAACAACGGCGCTAAAACATCTATTGTTCCGGAGGATAAAGATGTAGCATTTTTAAACTTTTTTGCACCAAGTGACGGAGATGTACTTACCCTGGGTGTGTTGGAGCAGAACCCTGACCTTGTGCAGCAACTATTTAACGTAACCTATACCGTGGCAACAACTCTGTTAGCATTCAAGGCTAAAGAGAAAATTGCTAACCTGGCATGGGAGTTAACTACCCGTCCAGCGAAAGATGGCCGTAAATGTATCATCACTATTTATAATACTGATGTGCAGACAGGATATGCCAATAACCTGGAAAAAACCGCAGCAGAGCAATTGGCGCTCAATTGTACTTTGGGTACCTACAGGCCTGCATTAGCAACTGAGGATTTTATTTATACCAAACAGTTTGTATTGGCTGATGGCACCGTGATAGATTCTACACCTGCAGGTTAATCCCGACCACTTTCAAGAAAGGCTGCATGCATTAACATGCGGCCTTTTTAATAACCTATTATTTTATGACAGATAAAAATATTCTTCAAGGTGTAGTAAACACTTTCACCGAGAAACAAAAGTTTACGATTACGATACCGGTATCATGGAGGCCAGAGCAGGCACTTCTGCCGCCAATTAAACAAACGCTGCTGAACCGATTATTGAATGGTAAAGCAATTCAGGAAAAACCGGTAGAGATGCCAGACGAGGAAACTTTCACTATTTATCCATGTAAAGTGGCGAATATGTGGCGTATTGCCGGAGCAGCAACTTCCCTGCCTGATGAAATAAGAGAAGGGGGATTATATGAAACGGTTTTGCCATTGATTCATGATCATTTGGTGACCATAGTATACTTAGTGGCCGCCGGCATCCAGAATAATCATGAAGAGCCCGCTCCTGAGCTTATCACCTTCATTGAAAGGAATTTTGATAATGAAGACTTGTATTCCTGCTTGTTCCCGGTATTGGAAAACGTGAATATGCAGTCTTTTTTGAATTCTATTGTCTTGGCGAAGGGAACCGTAAAAATTCTAATACCAAAGACAAGTCCAACGGACGGGAGCGAGTAGATAGCCTCCCACATGCTGCAATAGGCTCAGCAATGAAATACTTCCATCAGTCTGAATGGGATATTAAATGGAAAATGACCTGGGAGAATTACATGCTCTACATATCCTCCATTCCTAGGTATGATTCGGAAGAAAATAAGAAAGAAAAGATTGAGGTCAGAGATGCTACTGAACTTTTTTAACCAACCACATGCAACAGATAAATAAATACATACTAAAGAAGGCCATGGAGGCAGGCATTTGTGAGCCATGGGCCGATATGATAACAGATACAGAAAGCGTTGATGGCCTTCTTAAAATGTACGTCAAGGGAATTGATTTTTGCCTGGCAAAGAACTTTCCCAGCAATGCTGACCTGCTGAGGTTGGGCCGGGATCGCTTGTCAAACTACGGTATCTACATAGATAAGGGTATTACCGGGGCTCCCGGTGACTTTGTTGTTTTGTTGGGTGGATGCAGGGCTAACCTTCACATAGACGGATTTTCAGCTAATCAGTTATTTGTGAAACATACCACTACGGCAAATATCAATGTTGCCGGCAATGCTTTCGTTATGATTGACTGCTTCGACAACGCTGTATTAAATGTGACGGCATCCGGCAATAGTAAGGTTGTAGTAAATGTGTACAAATACGCCCAGGTAACCAATGAAAGCAAGGATGGGGCAATTATTAAAATAGTTCATAAAAATAAATCAACATACTAATGGGTGTAAAAGTAAGTGGTGGCCAGGGAGGTGGATTGAATTTTACAGCAAACCTCGATATAGCGCAGGCGCTTAAGAATGCGGAAACCTTCAAGAAAACAATGAGCGACCTAAGCGTTACCGCTAATGGTATATCCAAAGGGTTGGATTCCGAAAAAACAGCCACACAGGGCGTTACTGATGCTATAAACAAGCAACGCTTAGCAATTCTTGAAGCCAACAAAGCAAAAGCAGATGCCAACGCACAGGTAGCTAAAGAAAGGGCTGCTCAAGCTGAATTAAATACTCAGATAAAGCAAAATACTTTAGCGAGGCAGGCTGAACTTGCAGCTACAAGAGCGCAGGCATCATTGGATAGAGAAAGGGCTAAGCAAGCTGCTGCCCAGCCACGGACATTCATATCTGAAACGGCACCTACAAATATTGATCCATTGGGACAAACTACTGGCGCTTTTGATAATTCTAAAACATTGGCCCAACTTGAAGCCGAAATTGCCGCCTTGCAGGCAGCAAAGGCCCAAATAGAATCATTCTATCAAGCAGGTACCATTGGAGCAGAAACATATCAAAGTGCAGTATCGACGCTAACTGCAAAAGAGGCTGAGTTAACAGCGGCCATTGAAGGATATGGGGCTGCAAGTGTTACCGCCGCTGAGAGTACTACAGCCGCTACAGCCGCCATTGAAACTGAACTTGGCGCAATTGAAGGGTTAAAATTGGCCTTGAAGGAGTTAAACGCTCAGAAGTTGCTGGCAAATGAAAGCGACCTGCCAGTATTAAACCGAGAGATTCAAGCGGTTGAGCTTGAAATAAGGCGATTAGGCAATGTTGGCCGGGAAGGTTTTGACAGTGTCGGTAACGCAATAACTACCACCGGACAGGCAACAGTAAGAAGTACAAACTTTTTTAAGCAAGCTTGGAGTGCGTTAAGGCAAATAGCTTATGTGTTACCTGGTATTGGCATTGCGGGAATCTTAGCATTCGTTACGGGGCCAATAATTGAATACATATCTCAGCTTGATATTTTCAAAACTAAGATCACACAGATCAAATCCAACCTGGATGCCTTCAATGAGGTAAATAAAAACTTTGCAAAAGATGCTGGCACCCAGGCGAGCAATCTAAGGATACTTTATAAAGCAACTACCGATGTAAATAACTCCATTGTTGACAGAACAAAGGCTGCGCGGGAATTACAACGTGAATTTCCTGATACCTTCGCCAACTCCAAAATACTTGCCATATTGAATGGGAAGGAAAAGCAAAGTTACGACGATCTAACAGAATCTGTTTTAAAAACCGCCCGGGCAAAAGCCGTTGCAGATAAGTTAGCCGTCGTGGAAGCTCAGTCTATAGAATTGGATATTCAGAAGCAGAAGGTGCTTAATGCTCAGCAGAATAAGAATGCTCAGGAAGTAATTGATGTATTCAATAGAACGAAGTCGGGGTTGGTAGCTAACGCTAAAAACTATGGTAAGCCGCTCCCTACGGATGAAGATGTTAGAAAATCAATTGCAATAGGTCAGACAAAAAGTTTTGCCGAGGGGGATGATGTTATAAGTAGAAATAATAAGTTAGCTGCTGATGCCCTTAAAGACCTTGATAACAAGAAAAAACTTCTCAAGGGAACTGCTGATTTCCTTACTCAGTACGCAGGAGGTAATAACGCGGTAGCTAAGGGCATAGTTAAGAGTACCACTGTGGCTGATCTGAAGAAAAACAACGCTTATTTAAAAGAGTTGCAAGCTGCTCAGGAAGAATTGTTGAATGCTCAGAAATCAATTCAGGAGCGAATAAAAGAATTCACAGATAAAAAGGAATCAAAAGTACTTGACCCTGATCAAAGTGCTTTAACCGCTATATCTGATCAGTTTGGCGCGCTTGAATTTCAAATTGGGAAGGCTAATGATAAATACGATGCTTTTGTAAAGAAGTTCGGGGCGAAGGCAGTTACTGATTTTAATGCCAATCCTGCGAACGGAGTTAAGCTCACCAAAACAGATCCTGCTATTTTGCAAGATGCTGAAAATACAGCAATCGATAACCAGGCTAACCTGAATGAAAATAAATTCATTGCCGAAGATCTGGAGAAAAAGAAAAAGCTGTATGATGAATATGAGAATTACAAGGTTGAATTAGGTAGTGAGGTCGCCAATAAAGAGTATGCTGAGTTGTTGCAATCTGGAAAAGACTTCGGTACATACATTAATAACATTATTGATTCGGTTGATAAAGCTGATATATCAGGGCCAATACAACAAAGGCAAGAACAACTAAAAAAAGCATCTCAAGCTAACGCGGATGAACTTGCAAAAATTGCTAAAGATCAATACAGGGACGCCTATCAATCTGCCTTAACTAACTCACAGGCCATATTAGGCATTGAGGAAGATTATCAGCGGAAAGTAAAGGCTTTGGGTAAAGACGCCACTCAGGAGCAGTTGGACAACCTAAAGTTACAGAGGGACGCACGTATACGTAATGAGAATGAGTCTAATGCTTATGCCAAAGGTGGATTTGAAAAACTGATGCAGCATTATGATGAGCTGACACGTGGTCAGATTTTAAATAGGTTGGAGGCAATTAAGGCAGGATACCAGAAGGAGTATGAAGAAGGTAAATTAAATGCAGATCAATTGGCAAAGTTATCTGCTGATGTCAATTCTAAGATTGCAAACCTTAATGGAGCCGATGTTTTTAAGAAAGTAACTGATGCAATTAAGGACTACAGAGATCAAGTAAAACTAACCGGTAAAGACAGCGAGGGTGCAAAAGAGAAACAGCAGGATATGTTCAGTTCAATTGCCGCCGCCGCCGAAGCTGTAAATGAAGTAATTGGTGAATTGGCTTCATCTTTTGAACAGTTAGGCATTGGAGGTCAGGGATTGCAGGATACCTTGAAGGGCGTAATGGGGGTAGTTGGTGGGCTTGGTAAGATTTCGGACGGATTAGCCAAAAAAGATCCTGTCGCTATCATCACCGGCTCAATCGGCCTGCTCACATCCGCCATCTCCCTTTTCTCCCATAAAGACAAAGACCTTCAAAAGAAGATAGATGGGTACCAACGCCAGTTAAACAGCTTGTCTCAGGCATATAAATTACTTGACGCGCAGGTTCAGAACGCGGTAGGGGAAAGTATCTATAGCGATCAGGATGCCCAAATAAAGAATTTGCAGGCCCAGCAGGCAAAGTTAACCCAGATGCGGGACGCTGAGGCCAGCAAGAAAAAGGCTGATCAAAGCAAGATAGATGATTACAATAACCAGATCGCGGATATTCCGAATCAGATCAATGATATCAACAAGGCGATATCACAAAATCTTATTCAAACAACCTTCAAGGATCTGTCAAAAAGTTTATCAGATGCATTTGAAGATGCATTTGCCTCCGGGGAAGATTCGGCTAAGAAATTCGAGGACGTATTTAACCAGGTGATCGTGAATGCGGTTAAAAATAGCCTGCAATTAAAATTGCTCGATCCGATAATTAGCGATTTTACTGATGACCTGACAGAGTACGCCAAAGCACATGATAACAGTGTGGTAGGTTTCGATTTTGATACCTGGAAAAAGGCCATCAAAGAAAAAGGCGATCTGTACACCCAGGGATTGGAGGCGATAAAGGATTATTTGCCTGATCCTAATGATGCTTCGCAAACAACGGCGCAGGGACAGATTGCAGCATCCATCACAGAGGATACGGCAACACGACTATATGGTGTGTTTGCGGGTACCCAGACTGCGACACTTCAAGTACGGGACATACTAACAGCACAAGGTAAGACCATGGGCGATTTATATCAATCTGCACAGGGTAGCTTTGCTCAACTGGTAATGATTGAAGCAAATACCCGTAGGGGAGCAGATAATACTGATGGCTTGATACCCGCCTTAAAGGAGATCATAAATAATACAAAAGGTACATCACTGAGGGGATCAGGACTGGTATGATAAGCAAAATAAATGGATATGATCTTTACCTGGCATTCGGCATAAAACTGAACGGTGACAGATCTACTACCAACAGCTTTGAAGTACCTAACGATGTTAATCCCGTCTTTTCACACACCTGGGAAGACGGAGTAATCGAATATGATCTGGATGCTACGCCAACATTGGCACCACGTGTATTCATCATAAACGGATGGCTAATAGTTGACAATCTCGATGATTACCTAGCCACCAAAATGGCACTGGAAACAGTAATCTATCAGAACTATGTAACGATTGAAGACACCGACCTGCAAATAAAAGTTAATGCAAGGCTTAAGCCTGGGGGTAACAAATGGAGCAGGCAAACTGACCTCACCGGGCGGATCATTGCCCAGGTAGAGTTTCAGTTTGACGAAGTTTTGCAGGATGCGCCCTATAAAGATGATGGCCAGCCCATTATTACCTACCTCGTTGATAGTCAGCTCAGGTATTATAACACACAGGATAACAGATATATCATATTATAAAAATGGCTAAAGTAGTAAAGACAAGTGACCTGCCACTGGTGACCGATTTAACGGGTGCTACCATCGTAGGTCTAACTGCTGGTAAGACTGATGCCCAGTTTCCGTTGGCTGGCATAGTAAGGAATAACATCGGATCAGTTAAACTCACAGATGCTGCACCCGTTGGCCCGTTGACAAATCAAAGCGTGGATCTGATAGGTACCGGAAGTGGGTCAAAGCCACAAGGTACCTATACTAACTTACTGAAAGCTGCCAGCACTCCAATAGTTATTCCAGTACCGGCTACAGGTAACGGAATCTTCGGAGCAAAAGCGAAATGGAACGGCACTTACTGGATACCTGAATGGCAGGAATTGCCTTTGCCTGCTACAGATCTAACGCCTTATACTCAAAATACTGACTTCGTACCTGTAAAATCAACAGTAAGTCAGTTGGCTACCGGCAATGTAGGTACAGATGTTAATTATAATCAGGTTTTAACCGGTGTTACCGGATCAGGAGCAAGTTATTTGGCATTTAACAAGCCAATTACTAATGCCTCCACAATTAAGACCATTATTTTCAGATTGCTTGCCAGAAATGAAGCTACTCAAACGTTTTTCACCTGTAGTAAATCAGGCAGCACGTTCACGGTTAAACAGGTATTTACGGTGAATGTCACTGCAGGTACAGGAGTTAAAACTGTTGATGTTTCTGCCTCAGCCATACCATTAGATGCAGGCGATTATATCTTCATTGTTACGAATACTAACCAGGTGTCATTTTACAATGATGGTACAGCGCCTAACACCTTGGGTATGATGACCATTGGAACACATACTACAACTCCGGCAACTGGTGTAACCTATACTTTAGGACAAACTCAGGCAACATGGTCACTTGATTTACAGATAGTGGCTACGGAACTAACCAAACAGTTAAACGTAAAGAATTTTACCGATATAATTGTTGGAGCTCCGGCCAATAGTGTGCCATCTGTTGCTTTAGCAGCTAACTTAGATGCCAGAATTACTGCCAATACCGCTCAATTGCCAGTTGATGATATTTATTCCTATAACCTGGTTCAAGCCGGGCCACAAAACACCGCAACCAGCTGGTTAGGGCCAAATGTAATCACAACACAATCGGGCATTTTAAAAACGGTTAGCTTAAACATTAAAGCTAAAAATGAAGGGACTCAAACGTTGGGTTTCGGTTCAATTTCTGGTTCTAATTTTACCATTGAGCAGATATTTACAATTCCAATTGCTGCGGCTGGTGTAAATACTGTAGATGTTTCTGCACAAAATATCGCAGTTGCCGCCGGTAAGTACATTGTCCTGTTTAATAATACTAATGTTGTTGGATTTTATAATAGCAGTCCGCTGGCCCCGGTTGTAAATGGTTTATTCCTGATCAGCACACACGGCAGCCCTGTAGTAGGGTCAGTTGTCGCTTTAGCGCAAAATCCTACATGGCAACTGGATTTAGCGTTTACTCTGGTTGTTAAAAACCTGATGCTGACCACTAAAAGCATTGATCAAACTATTAGCAACAATTCAACACGAGTGCCTTCATCAGCCTCAGTATCTTTTGTTAAACAAGGCGCTCAAAAAGGCAAAGACACTATTTTATTTACAGATAAGTTTGCGGCAATATCTTCAGAATATACCGCGATCTCTTGGGGATTGGTAAGCGGGGGAGTTTCACCATCAGCAGCAGGCTTAAATGCTTACTTGCAACTTAGCAACAGAGCTTATGCGCTGGCTAAGAGAAAAGCTCGTTTCGAAATAACTTTCGGCGCTGATACTGTAGAGGCATTTTACACCCGTACAATTGAAGGTAACGGGAACCAGGCAACCATGTTTGTTTGTGATGTGCCAGCAGGTAAAATGCGCCTTTACAACGTGTTTAACTCTATAACAAACACAATGCCCACCGAATTATCAAATGCAAATTATGCTTTTGTGCCTGGACGTAAATATTTAGTAGAGATCGTCAGGAATGATGATACTAACTCGATACAGGTAATAGACGGCCTAACCGGTATACCATCAGCTCCATTGTCTGACAATACATTAGGATCAGGCAGGCAGCTGGATAGCTATTGCATAGGGCACGTTTCGGGAGCTTTCCCGGTATTGAGAAGCCTAACTGTTTCCACGCCCTGCCAGGTCATGGAAAATGAGGGGTTCATTGGTGATAGTATAACAGAGGGCTTGGTTTTAGGTGCAAGCTGGGCAAATGCATGGAGTTATAAGTTGCTTGCAGAAAGCAGCGGGTTTATTACCGGTAGACCAGGCGGCGCTATTGATGGTTTGATCAAGCGAATTGAAAGCGAGATATATTATTTACGTCCGCGCTATGTAAATGTTATGATCGGGACCAATGGCGGGGATACAGTTGATAAATTAACATTTGTGTGTAACAGGCTGATTGAAATTGGCTGCATTCCGCTATTGCACAGCATTCCTTGGAGCAGCACTAGTAATTCAGCTACAGTTAATGCAATGGTTGAAACGGTAAAAGCAAATTTAGGGATCAACGGGGCCTATTTTGATATTGCCACTTCGGTAGGCTATAACAATGCGGTTCAGGATACAACTTTATTCATGGGTGATGTAACGCACCCGAATACAGCCGGAAATTTGAATATGTACTACAGTCGTAAACGCTGGTGTCCGGAAGTTTTATACTAATCTGCGCTATACATGTATTTACCAATATATTTTAATGGTGCCGTTATCTCACAGCTCCCTGTTTATGACGATCTGGCCATTAGCTGGGCGCTGATGGCTGAAAATGAAATCCCGGCAACCATTGAATTGCCGGGTACGCTTTATTGCCCTATTGGTGCCTACATCATTTATAATAACCAGCAGTATACTGTGAACACGATACCAAGCCCTCAACTGACTGGCGATGCATCCGGGTTAAAGTATACCTATAATATAGTATTTGAGTCCTACCTATATAAGCTTTATGATAAAAAGTTAAAATATCTTAACAATAAGACATTTACTTTTTATGGTGATCTTTCCAGCCTGGCTTATTTGATAGTTACTAATATCAATTCTATTGATACCGGTTGGGCTGTAGGTTTTTGTGATGATCTGGGGTTAAAGAGTATTGACTTTGACAAGCACACCTGCAGGACAGCGCTGGATACCATTGCCGAGGCCTTTTCCTGTGAGTGGTATTTATCTGGGACCGGCAAGACAATTAATTTTGTTAAACAGGCAGGTAGCTTAACCACGCTGGTGTTTAAATACGGTAGGGGTAAGGGTTTGTACTCATTAGGCTATGAGTATCAGAATGATGAAAATATCGTTACCCGTGCGTTTGGATACGGTAGCAGCAGGAACCTGCCTAAGAATTACCGGGACGGTGCAACAGAGCTGATGTTTGATGGCTTTTACCTGGAAAAGAATGTTGACTTATACCGGGTGAAAGAGGGAGATTATGAAGACGAATCTATTTATCCTCAGATTTCAGGAGTTGTGTCAGCTGTCAGCGTATTTGATCCGGATGCTACAGCATTTACTATTACTGATACTACACTCGACTTCGACCTGAATACCTACTTCTCACCAGATACGCCAAAAGTATCATTTACATCAGGTCAATTACAAGGGCAGGAGTTTGATATTGTGTCTTATAATAATACAACAAAAACTATAAAATTAAAGGTTGCTACTGATGCCGCCGGCAACAATCTTCCTAATGTTACCATACAGGCGGTAATTGGTGATGCTTATACCCTTTTCGACATGTATCTCCCTGATGAGGTTGTAACCGATGCAGAAAACAGGCTAAAAGCCAAAACTCAGGAATGGCTGAACGAAAACTGTGTGCCCAGGGTATTGTACAATCTGGAACTGGATCCGTTATATGCCCGCGACAATGGGATCATGCTAAAGCCAGGCGACCAGATCACAGTGATTGATGATGCCCTGGGAATCAATACGCTGATCCGGGTTACCAGCATCAGCTACCCGGTAAACTTTCCGGATATTATTACACCGAACACCAAGATCAGCGCGACTATTGCCAACTTCATACCTTACACCACTACAGAGCGTGTCATCGCAGGCACTATCGATAACCAACACGATATTAAGATAGTTGATCGCACAAACAGCCAAAAGGCAAGGATTAACGCGTTGAATTTGAAAAAGCTTCAAAGCCGGATATTCAATCCAGATGGCACGCTGTTTACCGGTACCGATAGTTTGGTTGCGGGTATGGCCACGTTTGGTTATGACTCACAGAATTTCAATCTGAACAATGTAACCATATCGCCGAATCATGAAGCGGATGCAAATGCCTTAACCATATCTGGCGGTGAACTGGTACACCGTATTTATAAAGTTGAAGGATTAGGTTATACCTGGATAGTAGAGCCTAACTCATGGACCGGCCTTGATCCTGCTAAATTCTACTACGTGTATGCTAAATGCTCTAAGGCAGCACTTACGGGCACATGGGAAATATCAGAAACACCCGTTAACGCAACGGATATACCAGGTTATTATGCTTTTAACCTTGGGATTCTTTATGAGGTTAATACCGACGGATACCGGGATTTTGAGTTCACTAAGGGTATGACATACATTGTGGGTGATCAGATCACAACCGGCCGGATTAAAGATTTAACCGGTCAGAATTTCTTTGACCTTAATTCCGCTGAGTTTAACCTGGGCGATTCTGACAATGGACTTGACTGGAATATCACCACACCAGCTACTTTAACTATTCGTGGTTTCACAGTCGCAAAGGTGGTACAGGTAGGTTCTGACGGTAAAATCAATGCACGTATATCAGGATTAACGGACAATGGTGCAAACTCCATCAGGTTCGCGGCAGGGGCTGCCGATCAGTTCAAGGTTCTTGATAATGGTAAGATGATTGCGTCTGAAGGTAGCATAGGTGATTTTGATATACTGGGCGGTACGTTATCCATGAATAAGGCGCACGGATCAAACACCAATTCTGTGCTGATAGGTGACAACGTGCTGCCAACTACTTCCCCAAATTTGAGAGCCACAGCTGTCGTAAGAAATTTAGGAGCTAATAATGTAGTAGGTACCGGTGTTAATTGCGGTTTAATAATCGAAGCCGCCAATGGCGATATCAACTGGGCCATATCGATTGCAGGTGGCGATATTGACCTTGGGCCGGGCAAGATTAAAACGGCTGGTGTTGATATCCCTACAGATTACGAGATTCAATATACAGGGGCTAATGGTCAAGCCAGAAAAATGACCTTTAAAAATGGGCTTTTTCAAAAAGATGAAGATTTATAACTCATTTACTTTTAATCATAAGTAAGCTGTCAATCAGTAACATACTTACATATAGCGGTATTTTTGAATATGATTACAATTTCAGATCATATAACTTACGACGAAGCTGTTTATAGCAATACAGCTAAGGTAAATCATATACTCAATATTCCGTCTGCTGATGTGATCAAAAACATGCAGCTTGTCGCCAGCAAGATCTTTGAACCGGTAAGAAATCATTTCCGAACCCCAATTAAGGTTTCCTCATTCTTTCGATGTGCTGCATTAAATAAAGCAATTGGCGGAGCAATAACATCTCAGCACGTATATGGTCAGGCCATTGATATGGACGGCGATGTTTTTGGCAGTCCTTCAAACAAGGCAATATTCGAATTTATCAGGGATACCCTTGATTTCGACCAGTTAATAGTTGAAGGCATCCACGATGGCAAGATGGATTGGGTTCATTGTTCATATAAAAATGCGGGAAACCGTAATCAAATACTTTTCATGTATATCGATAGTACTGGGCGTAAGGTTTATGAAAATTACAATCTTAACAGGTATCAAAAATTAATTAAATAATGACAATAAGCGATAACGGCATTAACCTTATAAAAGGGTTTGAAGGGCTTGTCTTGCATGCTTACAAAGATATAGCGGGGGTATGGACAATTGGCTATGGATCTACACGATATGCCAACGGTAACCGTGTTGTGCCAGGCGGTGAACTGGCAAATGAATCTCAGGCAGCTGATTTATTGAAGCACACCCTCGGGACTTATGTTCAGGCAGTTCATGATTCAGTAAAGGTGCCGTTAAATCAAAACCAGTTCGACGCATTAGTATCGTTTACTTACAACTTGGGAGCAGGCGCTTTGGCATCATCTACTTTACTCAAAAAGTTAAATGCTGGCGACTATAATGGAGCGGCTGATCAGTTCCTGGTGTGGAACAAAATAACAGATCCTAAAACAGGTGCCAAGGTTGTATCAGACGCATTGGTTAAGCGCCGTAAGGCCGAGCAGGTATATTTTTTAAAGTAATGATTCGCAATGTCAGAAAATAACAAAAACAACTCTGAATTAAACACATTCGGGTTCATAACAAGTAAACTACGTACCGGTATTATAACAGCATTTTTGGCTATGCAGACTATCGCGATTGTGGTTTTATTCAGCAGGTATTCTGCACTGCAGGATAAATTTCAAGCCAAACAGGACGAGCTTTACCGCATGACTATAGAATACATCAGGCCGTCTGTGCAGAAAATAAATCAAGCAGCCACAAAGGTTGACACTATATCAAATAAGGTTGACTCGTTAACGACTCGACTGCAAAAAAGAAAGAAATGAAAAGATTAACTGTTTTCGCAGGCTTTATCATGTTTTTAAGTGATGGTAGGTCTGCTGCTCCAATTATTCATGATACCGTCACCATAGACACGGTATACCTACAAGCAGAAAAGCTCAATAACTCCATATCTAAACTTGATACCAGTTTGATCAAGCTTAACAATGCAATAAAAAAGAAGCCATGAAAAACATTACCATCTGCCTGCTGATATCTTGCTTCCTTTCCAGTTGTGGGTTATTTAAAAAGACAACTCTAAATAAAGATGCATTCAAATCGGATTCAATCCAGAATTCTGAGTTGTCAGCGCATAAAGTTGATAAGTCTGTAATTACTATCCGCGAAAAGGTGGATACAGCTGTCAGGGTACCAGGCTATCAGCAGGCAGCTCAATGGAAGCTCAATCGCTTGTTACCGGGGCAAAAATTCAACGGCTTTGAAACATCTGTTAAGAATATTGATAGCTCATTTACTGATGTCAAGTTATATTACGATAGCTTAAGCAATGCGGTAAACGTGCTCGTTAAGGCTAAAGATCAATTAATACCCGTTAGTTTCGATAGGACTACTGTTATTAATAAAGATATTACCTCAGACAGTACAGCCAGCCATAAAACACAGGTTAAGATATCCCAGGATCATACTGCAAAAACAAGCACGCCAGACTACAGCTGGCTTATTTACGCGGCCATTGCTGCCATTATATTATTTGCATTCTACAAAATTTCAAATCGGATCAAAGGATAGCCCCTATATTTTATACTTTTGCATCCATGTCAATAGAAGAATTGGAGGCTTATTTTAAAACGTTTGAGCTGCCGCCTAAAGTAAAGCTGCATAAAGCAATCGTTATTGAAGATGTGCCTTTATTTATTGAAGGCCATCTGTCTGTTTTAAAACAATATGGCCTTAACAACCCTACGTTCAAATCATTTTATGATCAGCTGATTAGATTAAAGGACATTCTTTCTGAGGCAAGCTAATCATGGCCATTCGGATCGTTTTCTAATGCATCGTCTACCATAGCACCAAGTATCTGTACGTCTTCGGTGTCAAGCTCTGCCTTGTTTGCATGTATTCGACGCCAAACTCCTTCAATTTTACCTATACTTCCATAGCTGTGTTTGTTTATGTTTACCATATATAATCCTGATCCCCATCGGTCATAGTATATCTCTACGTTTAATTTATCATCACCTGCGGTTGCTATGAATTCTATTCTCGTCATAATTAAATAACAAAGCTCTAAAATTATTTTTATTAATGTGTTGTTTATGCTAATAAAATTAGCATAACTTTGTATTGTTTAAAATTCAAATCGTTATGAAAGATTTTGATTCATTATCAGTAGAAGAAAAAGACCTTTACATCAAGTATATGAGTGAAAAGTCATCTGCTAAATGGCCTAAAGGAAGTGAGATTCCGCTTGCCGATATTGCAGAGGATTTAACCAAAGAAAGCACTTTTGCAGGGCCAGTTGAGTAATTCAGTATAATATTCAACCAAATATATCATCAGCAGCTTGATCTAAGACTTCTTCCTTCCTGATATCATTCAGGTATTGCTGGTGAACCGCCAGTGAAGAATGTCCTAATAGCTCCATCGTAACCATTGGGTTATTGATCTTGTCGATCGCCATGCGGGCAAAAGTATGGCGGGCAATGTGAGATGATAAAGGCTTTTTAATGCCGGCTTTCACAGCTAAAACTCTCAAATTGTTGTTAACTAATGCTGTACAGGAATGTTTATGCCTAAACTCTTCTTTTCGATTTTCAAATTCTGATTTTTGAGGATCCTCTGTGAATTTAAATAATGGGAATAGTCGATCGTGCTTTCCAATGTACCTATTCACTATTACCTGAGCTTTCGGAATGAGCTTTGAATCAACGTTGTTTTTGCCCCCGCTATTTATGGCGCCGTACCTGCCCTCATTAAATTGATGTGAATAGGCCTTTAAGAGCGATCCTATCCTGCAGCCACGTAAGTATATCTGCATAAAAAATATATCCCTACAAATAAATAATAAGCTATCTGGCTCCAATTCTAAATTCTCTAAACTCAATAACTCTTCCTTTGTCAGTTTTTGCTTTACAGATTTCTTTGCTGGTATTTTGAAGTCTTTTATATCTTGTCCAATTCTAAAGTTCGAAAACTTTTCTATAGCGCGTCGAATGGTTTTTAATTTTTTTTGAGCAGTGGATCCTATATTGCCCTTTCGGATCAATTCTGTGCCAGAATACAGGTCATTGGAAAGCATTGCTGCATATTTTTCAAACCAACGTAGGTCAATATCTTTGATATATGTATTAGCCGAATTGAAGTATAATCTCAATTCATTTGTATAAGAATTTATTCGAGCGTGTGTCATTGGCTTGTTTTCATTTACAAATCGATCAAGTTCCAATTTCATAACATCATCCAGAGTGAGTTCTTTTTTTATTTCAAAAAAGGCAGTAGATTGATTCTCTCCATTCAATACTTTTAGTAGCTCCCGTTCATATTCTGCATATTTTTCTGATAGCAGATTATTTATATATGCCGAATTAGTTACTTTGCTTTTTACTCGCGATGTCTTTTCATCCCAATCTTTTGCATGACAGAAATAAATTCCCTTTCTTTTTTCTTTGCCGTTTAAGTAAAATTGCAACTGAATAGGATGGGTACCGTCCGCATGGGTCTTACCTTTAAAAAGTCGTAGTTTTAAATTAATGCTCAT